GATTTTGACTCGGACAAGATCATATGTGCAGCGGCCGACTTTGCAGTTTCCAAGGCAGACAAGGCCAATCGCACCGCCTTTGTCGTAGGCGGGAAGGACACCAGCAACATCCTCCACCACATCGACGTGCGAAAGGGCCGCTGGGACACAGTCGAGTGGATTGACGAGATGTTCTCGGTCCAGCAACGCTGGAATCCTGACATGTTTTTCGTAGAGGACGGGGTGATCTGGAAGTCCGTGCGCCCTATGGTCATGCGCGAGATGCAAGTCCGCGACATCCGCATCAACTTTGAGGCGATTCTGCCCATCAAAGACAAGGGAACTCGTGGGCGCTCTTACCAGCGTAGGATGCGCGCAGGCCAGTGCAGGTTTGATAAGAAAGCTGAATGGTATGCAGACTTCGAACAGGAAAATTTGCGCTTTACTGGCACCGCCCAAGCAACCCTTGACGACCAATTCGACGCAGCGGCGTTACTCAGCCGGGGCTTCGACAACCTTGCAGAGGTTGAGCCAGAAGACTTCTACGACGATGACGAGTGGGAGATGGAGCGCGGATTCCACAGTCGCCCTAAACAGGCCTCTGACGGGCGTTCAGCGGTTACAGGATATTAAAAATGCTTATTATAGATAATCCCATTACCCTTAACGCTAAGGCAATTAGCTCTCCCAACCTCTGTGATCAGTTCGACGAGGCGGATCTCAAGCGGATCGGGGCGGAATGCTTCGAGGGGTATCAGCGCGATGAGCATTCTCGCACTACCTGGATGAAGCGGAATGAGAACGGGATGGACCTGGCTCTGCAGATTCAAAAGGACAAATCCTTCCCTTGGCCAGGGTGCTCGAACGTCGCCTTCCCGCTGGTTACGATCGCGGCCATGCAGTTTCATGCGCGCGCCTACCCCGCCATTGTGAACGGAACTGATATTGTCAAGTGCGCTGTATTCGGGGACGACCCGGACGGGCAACTGACTGCCCGCGCCGAACGCGTCTCCACCCACATGAGCTGGCAGCTGCTGTATCAGGATAAATCCTGGGAGGATCAGGAAGATAAAGCAATCCTGAACCTAAGCATCGTCGGGACAAACTTTAAGAAATCTTACTACTCCTCCAGCCTCGGGCACAATGTTTCGGAACTGGTCTTGGCCAAAGACCTGGTACTGGATTACTGGTCCAAGTCCGTCGAGGACTCTCCGAGAAAGACTCACAAGATCCCCATGTCTCGCAACGAAGTGCATGAGAAAATCATGCGGGGTATCTTCTGCGACGTGTCAGAGGAAGCCTGGTACTCGGGGGCGCCTTCGCCGCGTTCGGACCTACAGCGTATTAACCAAGACAATCGCCAGGGCGTGACCCCTTCCGCGCCGGATCAAACGACTTTCTTCACCTTCCTCGAGCAGCATTGCAACCTCGATCTGGACGGCGATGGCTACGCAGAGCCCTATATCGTGACGCTGGAAGAAACCTCCAAGTGCGTCTGCCGCATCGTTACGCGCTTTGACCTGGATGACGACATAGAGCGCGTCTTGGCTGGCCCAAACAAGGGCAAGATCATCCGCATCAATGCGATGGAGTACTTTACTAAAAAGACTTTTATCCCTAGCCCGGACGGTGGCATTTATGACCTTGGCTTCGGCGTCTTTCTCGGGCCGCTCAACGAAGCTGTTAATTCCCTGGTCAATATGCTTCTGGACGCAGGAACAATGCAGACAACCGGAGGGGGGTTTCTCGGGCGCGGGGCAAAGATCCGTGGCGGGGCCTACACCATTGCACCGTTTGAGTGGAAGCGGGTTGATTCCACCGGAGACGACCTGCGTAAATCAATTTTTCCCTTGCCTGTAAACGCGCCTTCTGATGTTCTGTTTCAATTACTGAGCTTACTTATCAATTACACCTCACGAATCAGCGGAACGACCGACGTGATGGTAGGGGAAAATCCGGGCCAGAATACTCCCGCCTCCTCTATGCAAACGATGGTGGAGATGGGGCAGAAGATCTACACGGCCATCTTCAAGCGCCTGTGGAGGTCCTCGAAGGAGGAGTTTGCGAAGCTCTACAAGCTTAACGGAATGTTCTTGCCAATGGACAAGCCACAGGTGGGCGGGGCAACTCGAGCGGACTACCTAGAGTCTGCTGACGGCATTTCCCCTGTCGCCGACCCGAACGTGACCAGCGACTCCATGCGCCTCCAACTCGCCGGGGCACTCAAACAGGCAGCGGCCACAACCCCTGGCTACGACCGGGACGCGGTGGAGATCAGGTACCTGAAAGCTCTCCGAGTCGATTCCGTCCAGGCGGTCTTCCCCGGCACCAAGGGCCAGCCTCCTGCCAAGGACCCCAAGCTGGCAATCGAGGAAGCCAAGATTGCTGGCCGTGCCGCCGAGCAGGACAAGGAACTTCAGGCCCGCATGCAAGAATTCATGGTCACGCTGCAGGAAGAGCAGCGCCTCAACAACGCGAAGATTATGCAGCTGACTGCGCAGGCTCAGAACGAGGCGGCCTCTGCTCAGACCGAAGCTGCCTACGCTCAGGTCGCGGTCTTGAACACCGAAATCTCCCGCGTCAAGGCGGAAAATGAGCAGATCAACGCGCGGATTGAGCATACTCTTGCAGCGCTCAAGCTCCAGTCCGAGCACCAAATCAAGAGCGCGGTTAAACCGAAGGAGACTAAATGAGCCGAGCACTGACAGAAGAAGAGTTTAACGACTGGCAGCGCCACCCCATGACGCTGGCACTTAAAGAAATTCTTGCAAGCAAGCGTGAGCAATTACGGCTTGCCTGGGAAGGCGGTTCCTTCACGGATTATGAGAGCCAGACAATGGCACTTGTAAACGTAGGGAACATTGGGACTTGCAAAGGCTTTGCCTACGTGCAAGATTTAGATTATGTTCAATACTTAGGAGAGATAGATGAAAAATGAATCTGGCCTTGAGCCGCGCGGGGTTGCCGTGCTGATCAAGATGTATGAACCTGAACGCAAGGGCGCGCAGATTGTGCTGCCCGACGACGTTCAGGGGAGGATGAGTATGCTGGAAAACCGCGCTATTGTAGTGGCGGTAGGGCCAAGTGCCTGGCACGATGAACCCTTCCCGCGGGCAGCTGTAGGTGAAAAGGTCTTCGTGACCAAGTTCGCTGGCTTCACCGCCAAAGGGCCGAAAGATGGAGAGATGTACCGTCTGGTCAATGATCGGGACATCTTCTGCGCTATTGTCGAGGAGGCCAGCCATGTCTGATCCCGTAGTCGAAAGCGCCGCAGCTCCTGAAGTCCAGGCCGCGGCTGAAAAAATGGGCTGGATTCCCCCGTCTCGTTTCAAAGGTTCACCGGAGAAATTTGTCGATGCAGACTTATATATTGAGCGGGGCGAAACAGTTCTCCCCATCGTGCGAGAACAAAACAAGCGACTCCACGGAGAACTCGAAACCCTTCGGGCCGAGTCTGCGAAAACTGCCGCAGCCCTCAAAGCCGCCCAGACTGCTATCGACCAAATTGAAGAACGTCACACCGTTGAAACTCAAAAGGCCGTAGAGCGAGCTCGTCAACAGGTTAAGGCCCAGTTGTCCGCAGCTTCCGAAGCGGGCGATCATGAAGGCGTCGCGGAGTTGACGGATCAGTTGGTGAAACTGAACGTGGCCGAGCCGGAGAAGAAGCAGGCGCCGCCTCCTCCGCCCCCCGCGCAGTTCGTTCCCGATCCTGCCCTCACGCAATGGAATGCAGAAAACCCCTGGTTTGGAACCAACCGTCGTAAAACCTCGTTAGCTCTCGGCATCGCCGAAGAACTTCGCGAGGCTGGCGAAACCAGCACGGGCCGGGCCTTTTTCGAGAAGGTCGCAGAGGAAGTGGCGAAAGAGCTCGGTGAGCAGCAGCCACGCGGGGACAAGGTGGAAGGCTCGCGCGGAAGCTCCGACGGGGAAAGCCGCGGTAAGGGCAGCCGAACCTACGCTTCCCTCCCTGCTGATGCGAAGGCCGCTTGTGACGCCGAAGCCCGACGTTTCGTAGGCGAGGGGAAAAAGTACAAAACCATCAACGACTGGCGTACACGCTACGCCGAGATATATCACGGAGCTTAATCATGGAACCATTAGTTAAAAAATCTTCATCCGAGCGCAAACGCGTTCCTATGAGCGTGCCGGTGCAGCGTCTTGAAACACCTGACATTCCCGGCTACCATCAGCATTGGTTCGTGAACTCTCCCGAGCGTCTCCAGCGTGCCCTTGACGGCGGCTACGAGTTCGTAGAGGACCGCGAAATGCGGATCAACAATGTATCCCTTGGAGGTGATTCGGCCAAGTCCGGTAACACTGACATGGGGTCACGAGTAAGTGTTGTCTCCGGGCAAGAGGTAGGAAAAGACGGGCAACCTACGCGCCTTGTCTTGATGAAAATCAAGCAAGAATGGTGGGAAGAGGACCGTAAAAAACTCGAGGATAAGAATACGCAGGTCAGGGACTCCCTTGTCGGCGGGATGGTTGGAGCGGAACATGAGAGTTTCGGGGACCGCCAGCACCGCTACGTGGATAAGTCTCGCACGTCCATCCCGGACTTCTTTAAATCCAAGCGCAAGAGCGCTTAACTGAACGGAGATTTTCATGGCAAACGCTAATCGTCCGAGCGGGTTTACTCCAAAGCAGTACCTAAACGGTGCTCCTTGGAATGGCCAGGCTCGCATTTACTCTATCGCAGCGGCTTATGCTACTGCCCTCTACATCGGAGACCCGGTTAAATCTAGCGGGACTGCCGATGCAAACGGTGTTCCAGGGATTGTCCTGGGCGCTGCAACCGGCGCACTTCGCGGCGTGATCGTCGGCCTCGGAACTTCCGAAGGCATGATGGGCAACCCAGGGAATGTTGACATTACCTACCGGCCAGGTGCGGCGCAAGCCAAAGACTGGTACGCAATGGTGGTGGACGATCCTCAGGTGCTGTTTGAAATTCAAGAGAATTCCAACACTGTCCAGATCGCCGCTACGGAAATTGGCCTTAACACCATCTCCCTTGCAGGTACTGGCAACGGTTTCAGCTCCGGCTGGCAACTGCCCTCCGTCACTGACGCTATCCCGGCAGTTACGGCAACCCTCCAGCTTCGGTTGATGGGTCTGTCGCGCAAGCTGGAAAATTCGTTTGGTGCTTACGCTAAGCATCTGGTTCAAATCAACGTACACGAGCTTGCCCACGGCACTGGCTCGGCAGGAGTATAACATGGCTGGCGGTGTAATCAATACAGGCTCGCATCCTAAACTGCTGTGGCCAGGGGTTTTTACCACCTGGGGCCAGGTCTACGACCAGCACGCAAAGGAGTACACGGATCTTTATGAGATCAAGACCTCCGACAAAGCGTACGAGCAGGGTGTTCAAGTCACTCCGTTCGGTCTTGCCCCTGTGAAGGGCCAGGGCGCTCCGGTGACCTATGACGGCGAGCTGCAAGGTGTGGTTTCGACCTACACTCACGTAGCGTATGCTTTGGGCTTCATTGTTACGTTTGAAGAACTGCGTGACAATCAGTACAAAGAAGTCGCTACGCGTCGTGCAGAGGCCAATGCGTTCTCCATGAATCAAACCGTGGAAAACGTGGCAGCCTTCCCGTACAACAACGCGTTCGCTACGACGTACTTCACCACTGGCGATGGCGCAGCCTTGTGCTCCGCTTCCCACGTGAATGCTACGGGCGGTACCTTCAGCAACGTGCTCAGTACTGCGGCGGACTTGACCGAAGCTTCTATCGAAGACATGACTATCCAGATCATGGGTGCTACCAACGACACAGGCTTGCTGATCAACATCATGCCCAAGTCGCTGCACGTGTCTCGCCAAAACTGGTACAATGCTAACCGCATTCTCCAGTCGGTGCTGCAATCAGGAACTACAGCTAACAACAATATCAACGTGTTGAAGGCGACTAATGTATTCCCTGACGGCATTAAGATGAATCACTACTTCCAAGACGTGGATGCGTGGTTTATCCGTACAAACTGCCCGAATGGCATGACCATGTTCTGGCGCGATGAGCCAATGTTCGATCAGGACAACGACTTTGACACTAAGAACGCTAAGGCTGCAAGCTATATGCGTTTCAGCGTGGGCTGTACAGACCCTCGTGGAGTGTATGGGACTCCGGGCGCCTAAGTAAGGTTG